TGTCAAAGTCATGCTGGGATCACCGTGAGTGGACGGTCCTCGCGAGCTTCCCTGAAGGGAGAAGTTCACAAGAACCATCTGCTGGGTGTTCTTAGTCTGTTGTCTGGCCACCTATCCGTCGAGGAGACGGCCGGTATGCTTTCCCGCCATGATCTGATGATCAGGCGTCCGAGGTCATTCTACGCTGCGTTAGCGTATGTGACGAAGGAGAGCGGGATGCAATTCACCGGGCACGCATGGAGCGTGCTTCGTGGGGCAATACTCGGCAAGGAAGCCTTTCCTGAGATCCGTGAGGACCTTAGTTTGGCTGTCGTTGACCGAGCTGCCTTGAGTGGACTCAATATTCTCACAGGTCTGTTGGAGACCTTTCTTGAGTTTGACTCGCAGTTCTTGGAGAAGAATACGAGTGAGTCCATTGTGAGTTTTGTGCGACGTCTACGAGGCATGGATCATGCGAAAGCATTGAAGCGCCTCAAATATGTGACATCGTACTGGTTCGCTAAGTTCCTGCATGACGAACTGCCTGAGCAAGAGGACCCTTCGTGGGATCCGTGGTTGTTCGAAGGTTCAGTTCGAAGGTACTTGCGAGCCCGCCTCGTGTCGGTTTCTGCTAGGAACGCTCGCTTAATATACTCCTTGCTTCAGTGCAAGAGATGTTGCGATGCGGTTCCTCCGACATTTGTAAAGCAGTGCTTAGAGAAGCACGCGAAGATCCTGTCCACTCCGTCTGAACCTCTTACTGAGGCAGACAAAAAGGAAATTGAGTGGAGGACCGACGAAATTGTTTCCCATTGGGACACGTTTGAGAATAGACGTGTTGAGCCGAGTCATTCGGCTTGTTGGGAAGCATCCCGCAGCAAAGGCGGCCAACATTGGGCCGTGGCTGGGGAAATCTCCGGATCGCTTGAGCCAGAATTGCTCGCGATGGTTGAAAACCGTCCTGGAGTCGTCGAAGAGAGGCGTGGTTGGTTCTGTCCGGACTCTCGGGACATCGTCAGTGAGGCGTGGCTTGCGGAAAGCAAGGCCGGACGCATGGACTGTATGGTGTCACCTGTTCGAGAATCCTTGAAAGTACGATGCGTCACAAAAGGACGATCATTGGCGTACTGGGCAGTGCACGGAGTGCAGAAATGGATGCATGGCAATTTGCGGAGAATGCCGATCTTTGCGTTGATTGGTGAGACCATCTCAGATGAACTCATCAAACGATTCATGGATCAGACGAATCCTGAACATTTTCTTATATCAGGAGATTACTCTGCGGCGACGGATCATTTGAAGATCGACGTCACCAAAGCCATTTTCGAGAGGATCCTCTTGCGATTAGCGGTGGATGTGACTGGGCCGGAAGGCGGACAGTTAATCACGCTGTGTCGGAAGGTACTCTACGAACACAAGATCAGTTATCCCGAAATCTACGACGTTCCGTCGGTAGTTCAGGCAACTGGACAGCTGATGGGATCTCCGTTGAGTTTCCCGATCCTGTGTCTTGCGAATTGCATCTGCGCGTGGATGATCCTCTATCCTGAGGTTCCATATGAAGACTTGCCACTTCTCGTGAACGGCGACGATATTCTTTTCGCCTCTTCCAAAGATGAATACAAGAAGTGGTCTGACGGTCTCGCGCGTTTCGGATTTGTGAAATCTGTTGGCAAAAACTATTGCCATAAGCGGTTTTGCATGATCAATTCTGAGTTGTTCGACCGTAATTGGCGACAAACTGGAAAATGTCGACTTCCCTACTATAAAGCAGGCCTTCTCATGGGCCGCTCGTATAAGGCGAAGGACGAGGACGAAGATGTCCCTCCAGTTATTTCTACTCTTGATCGAGTGCTTGAATCCGCAGAGAATCCGGTTCGAAGTTTTCACCGGTTCGTGTTTCACAATCTTCAGTCAGTGAAGATGCTGACTCGTGGCAAGTTGAATTTGTTCTTGCCCCGAACCCGAGGGGGTTTCGGTCTCAATCGTGGTCAAGGCGTGCCGACTCATGTCAGCGCCTGGCAACTGCGTTATGCGACGTGGCTAGCTCAACAGGACGTTTTGTCCGTCTCGAGCTATCAGCGAGAAGCTGAAGAGTCCCGGCCGTGGCAGGTGATTGAGAGAGTTCCAGCGAAGATCGCTGTAGAAGTTCCGAAAGACGATGACTGTCCCCCACTGTGTGACCCCGAGACGGGTGAATCAGTGGAGGAGTCAACGTTCCTTCCAAGTTTGACCTCGGAGGCTCGAGAAGAGTTCCTCCGGGAGATCCATAAGACCAGCAGGCAGTATCGCGAAGAAATTCAACGCGACGGTCCCTGTGGATGGAAATTGATGGATCCGGAAGGCACCGTGAAATGGAAATTCAAGGTGGGGAGGCGTGAATTGCGCTCCATTGGTGCGACCAAGATGATGTCCTATTTGGACGTGTGGACCGAGTGTCCTTGCATCTACCGTGTCGCAGGATCTGTTCGAGACGGTCCGATCTCACTCCGGGAACGACCAACGTGGAAGGGCTCATTGTTGCCCAAACGTTTGGATTTTGTTCTCTCCGGATGGAATGGTCGGAAGTTCGTTCAGGAGATCCGCGAAGTGGCCTAATTTCTTTTAATAAGTGATTTGATCACGTGGGATTCCCTCGCATATCGAAAGCGTAAACATGTTCGTTTCTGTACGTAAAACAGTCACGCGACGACGAGAGATCGGTCACGACTTGGTCAGGAGACCTGTTGTGGTGATCGAATTCGCGAACGTGCAAATCGACAGGACACACACCATATGGTAGTACCAGAGATGTGATGTGGTCGATGTTGGGGTCGTAGCGACGAGCGGTCTGACTGAAGTGGACATGTTTCCTTCGTCAGCTCTTGGGCTTAATAGCCACCGTCAACCCAAAACGGTGAGAGTGCCAAATGCCTCTCTCAATAATTCCGTACCAAGTTCCAATTTTGCCAAAAGACTGCCAGACTGAAATAGTCGTTGTGCAGTGCTATCTGAATAGCGGAGCCCGTTTTCCGGGATCCCTGGATATACTCCTCAAATTGTGGCGTTCGCCATGAGCGTCCGACGGGACGTGTTGAGCTCACCAGGTGTCCGTCCTCTACCTCATTGAGATTAGGGGATTGTTCAGATCATTCGAGATTAGGCGAAGAGCCCCGTAGGGGGAGACACTCCAGCCCTTGGCCTCGATGGAACGTTGTGTCGACAGACTGCAAAGGTGCAGTTGCTACGATGTACAGTCGCTGGGAGAACCATACTCCACTTGTGCGATCTGTGATTCGGATATGTGTCATGGTCAGAACTACACCCGAGAGGGCAGTAATCTGCGT